GATCTTTCAGGCTCAACTATTGAGTCCATGATTGATAGAGCTAAAGATCTTGGTCTGAAGTACTTTGCCGCTACAGATTTATCTAGTATGTCTACGATTATTAGGGGTTATAATTACGCAAATAAAAAAGATATAAAACTGATTGCAGGTATGGAGATTCTTTTTAAAGACCCTCACTGTGATATTATTGAAGATACAGAATCAAGTCAAATTAAGTATTTTAAGCTGTTAGTACATGCATTGGATCAAGAATCCTATCAAGGTCTTGTAAAGATGTTGTCCCAAGAAGGTAGACAAAAAATAGCAGTAGGTGAAGATAGACTTCCGTCTTTTGATTGGAGCGATCTAGAAAAGATGTCTAAACTTAATGTTTTAGCTTGTACTTCAAATCTTGAAGATATGGTATCAAAACACCTCATTGTTAATAGAGCTGATTTGAGTGTTAAGTATTACGAAAAATTAAAACAAATATTTGGAGATAGACTATACCTATCTATTATCCCCTACTCTTATGATAAGTTCTGGGAGTCTATTGTAGAAATAGAGTTAGAATCTGGTAAAACTGTTCGGATACCTGCTCAAGACAGAGTAGAGACAAATCATTATAAAAATGCCAGGGCTATAGAACTTACCAGAAGAAATAATAAACATAAAGAATTACTATATGTTTACCTAAATAGAATTAGATATAAGGTCAAGGATGAAGATAAGGCTATTAAAAAGGCTAAACTCTTAAATGACTTTCAACCCATCTCTGATGGGGATATACAAACTAAGGCTAATAAACTAATACTTGCCTTAGCATCTAGAGATGGTCTAAATGATAGATTATTAGTTAATAGCTATTCGTATTACGCTAAAGAAGGTGATCAAGTAGTTCAAAGTATGAAGCTAGGTGAGACAGAGCGTTTCGATCAAAAGCAATATATGAGATCTACTGAAGAGTCTAGAGAATATCTAACTAATACACTTGGACTCGTGGAAGACCAGATTAGCTCTATGATAGATAATTCTAACAAATGGGCTTCAAAGTTTGATAATTTTAATTTAAAGTATGAATACAGACTACCTAATACGGGAGAAAACCCAAAACAACAACTAATTGATATTATCAATAAGGTTGGTAGGATGGATTGGAAAAACCAAACATACGTTACGCAGTTCAAAGAAGAGTTGGAGTTGTTAAGTGATAACGGTGTCATTGACCTAATACCTTATTTCTTACCTATTGTAGATGTGTACGATTCTTACAAAGAAAACGGATACCTTACAGGACCTGCAAGGGGATCTGCTGGTGGATTTTTAATATCTTACTTGTTAGGGATTACACATATTGATCCTATTAAGTACGAGCTATCATCTTCAAGATTTCTAACTATTGACAGAGTTAAGCAAGGTAACTTACCAGATATCGATTGTGATTTAGAGTCTCGTGACCACCTAGTAGGTAGAGATGGTAATGGTGGGTTTTTATTTAATAAATATGGAAACAAAGCAGCCCAAGTGTCTACAAGAACACTACTTAGGGTTAAGTCAGCTATCTTAGATGCCAATAGATTTGTCAACAAGGGTAAGGTTGAGGCTGAAGTTCAAGCTCTATCTAAATCACTACCTACAACTCCACAAGGCGTTAATGACCTAGATTACGTGTTTGGTTACGATAAAGACGATGGTTCTCATGTTTTGGGACTGTTAGAGGTAAGTGAAGATCTTCAAAAATACGCTGAAGCTAGACCTGTAGAGTGGGATATCGTTAAAAGAGCACTTTCACTATCAAGACAAAAATCACGCCACGCCTGTGCTTATGTAGTTGCTGATGTACCTATTGAGGATGTTGTGCCTGTTGAAGAAATTGGTGGTGTTAATAGAGTTACATCTCCTGAAGCTAAACACTGTGAGTGGGCTGGGTTAATTAAATACGACTTTTTAGTTGTTAAGGCTGTAAAGACTGCTCGTGTTTGTTTGGATTACATTAACGAAAAAAATAAAAAAGACTATGGTAACTTTAAAAACGTAGGTTGGTATCATCCTGAAAGTGATGCAGCTGGATGTATGGAGTGTGAGGGTACTGACAGTATATTTGAAGGTGGTCAGACGCCAGTAGATCCAATATACAAAGACGATCCCAATAGTGAATTAACATGTGAAAGGTGCGATAGAGTTATTAACGACACTAAACCTTTTAAGCTTGAGACGGGTTACTTCAGACATAATGACAAAGCAACTTATGTGTGGGATCTACCTATAGATCAAGATGTTTTTGAAATGATGTGGAAAGGTCATACAGAGACTGTTTTCCAACTACACTCAAGTACAGCCACACCACTAGTTATGGATATTAAACCAGAATCTATTGTAGATTGTGCTGTTATTACATCACTGGGAAGACCAGGTCCTCTAGACTATTTCAACGAACACGGTCGAAACATGGCTGAAGAGTACGGTTTTCGTAAAAGAGGTGAATCCAGTTCACATCTTCAAATAATGCATGACATGTTACCTGAAACCTATGGTGTATTGGTATTTCAAGAGCAAGTGACAAAATTAGCTAAAGAATTAGCTGGAATGAACGTTATCGATGCAGAGAATGTTCGTATTGCTGTAGGTAAGAAGAAAAAGAAACTAATTGAATCACTTAAGCCAATATTTATCAAGGGTGCTTCTGAAAAAATAGGATTAGAGCAAGCTACAGAAGTTTGGGATATGATGGAAACTTTCGCAAGGTACGGGTTTAACAAATCTCACGCTGTTGCTTATTGTGTTATATCTTACGCATGTGCTTTTTTCAAACATCACTATCCGCTGGAATGGTGGGCTTCTGTTTTGTCTACTTCCGACTCTAAAAAGATCAACGAGGAGTATTACAAGTATGTTAAAGATATGATCCTACCACCAGATATTAACATATCTACTGAAAGGATATCTATCGATTATGGCTTGAAAAAACTTAGGTCTAAGTTGTCTATGATTAATGGATTGGGTAAAAAGTCTGCTCATAAAATTATTAGTAATAGACCTTATATAAATATGAAAGATTTCGTTGAAAAAAAGGTTGCAGGACCTTCTCTAACTAGAAAGCTAATCCACGTTGGTGTATTAGACTCTTTAATGGTTGCAGACGGTAAGACTGAGCTTATGAGTAAATTACAACATTACGAGGATACTGTTAAGGTGGTTGAGTGGCAAAATAAGGTAAGAACTTACAAAGAAAAGCTAGATACAGAGGTAGATCCTAAGAAAATAAAGAGACTAGAAAATAGCATGGATAAGTTAATTAAAAAAGGTGCTACTAAGGGTAAGATTCATAAGGATTACCAAGTTATAACACCTAAGAAAAGTTTTTTAATGAAAAAGTCTGTATTTCCAAGCATACTTTTAGATTTAAACAAAGCTTTATCTAACAACTCTGATAACTTAAGGATAATGCCAAGCTACCCTTACCCAAGAGTCCTAGACCAGTGGGGTAGAGAAACGGCTTTAGTTTCTGGTGAGCATCTCCAAAGAATTGATGAGATGGATATGCAAGAAGGTGAAGAAGTTAAAGTTTGTTGCCCTGCATATGTAATCGATAGTGAAGAATTTACTTTTGCAAATGGTGAGAAGAAAGCTTTGAAACTGATATTGGATTCTTCTGGCTACACTTCTGAAAAAGTTCTTTGGGCTGATTATAACACTGGGGAATTAATTTATCCAGAGACTTTGAAAAAGGGTGCTATAGTGTATGTATTTTATAAGAGAAAGATGAACTCTAAAGGAAAAAACTACACAAACATAACTAATTTAATAATAGAAGACGTAGGCGTAAAATAATTGAATAGTAAATGTAAAGTTGTGGTATATTGTTATACAGGAGAATTAAATGAGCCAAAATAATACACAAGTCATAGAGAAACATCAGTTAACGGTTGACTTAAAGATGTTTGTCTCAGTAACTCTAGACGAACAGCAGCTGTATTTAGACGTAGATTATATGAATGGTAAATATAAAATTCAAAAAAGTTTTAGTAATAACTATATTGGGTTAGAACTTTTGAGTGAATCGAAATTAAAATTTGAAACTGAAGAATCTGTCAGAGAATATCTCGGCATTTAGGAGAAAAGATGAGTACTAGATTAGAAGACTTAATTGGCGAAATTAAGAAAAATAAAGAAGTCGCTAATAGAAAAATTGAAGAGATGAACCCACAAGTTTATACGACTCAATTGGGTAAGATCAAAAGAGCTAAGGAAAACCTTAAGGAATTGTTTGTTGAGTATAGAAATGAAGTCAGAACAAATTCAGTTTTTATCCTAACTAAAGGTAAGCAGTCGGAATCTTTTATCGACATCGCCACTGGTGAAGGTTATGGTTGTTTTGAGGTAAATGCTGATAGTCTATACGAAGATATTGCATCAAAAGTAAATAAGAGATATTATGACAACCAAACATCGTCTCCAGCTGTATTTGATATACTTATGAGTTCTTTTAACGAAATCTGTGATGATATTGGAATTATCGGATACCCTGCTGTACTTTTTGAGTCAAAATACAAGAGAAGATTAAAAAGCAAAGAAGACTTAATTAAGTTGACTAAAGAAGCTTTTAACGATAAAGTTGGAAGTGAGTTAGTAGGATTATATGCTATTAATAAAGTTACAGAACAGGCTGTGAATAAAGATTACGATGGTAAAAGTATCCCTATCATCGTACACTCCAGCGATTCTAAGCTATTGGATACTTTAGAGGGGAGTTTAAAATCGTTAAGTAGAAATGTATTTAAAATATCAACAACAAAAAAACAAACAGTAAAAACAGTAGAAGAAGAACTTTTAAAAATTACTAAGAAAATCGTATAAGGAGATTTTATGAAATTAGGAAAGGCAAACCACTCAGGTGGAGTAAAAGAAAGATTTAAAATTGTAGATGGGGATAATATTTATCGTATTCTGCCTCCAATGGGTAACTTAGCAGATCTAGGTCACTACTCTAAATACTACAGAGTAGTTTGGGGTTACAAAGGGTCGGATGGAAAGTTAAGACCTTTCGTTAGTCCTTTTGAGAAAAACTTTAAAACCCAAATGGTTGAAGTAGATTGTGCTGCAATTAGAAGAAACGAAAGACTTAAAGAAGAGCTTAAAGCTGCTACAGATCAAGCGTCTACACTAGCTAAAATTGGAAAAGCAGTTCCTCTAGAGTTAACTAACAAGTTAAAACAACTAAGTGAAATGGTTGGTAGAAAGGGTCGTTATAATATTGATGCTAAACATCACCTTAACGCTTACAGTAGAGATGGAAAAATTGGTCTTCTTAAGATCGGTGCAAGAGCTTTCAAGGCACTTAAGACAGTGTTTAAGTCTCTTGAATCTCAAGGTGTTGATGCACTAGGTGTTGAAAATGGTAGATTTTTAAACTTACACAGAAGCGGAACGGGATTGGATACTGCATATGCCATCTCTGAGGTTAAAGAACAAGTTAACGTTGAAGGTATTGGTCTTGTTGATAAAGCAATGCCTCACACTTTAGATGAAAACATTATTAATAGACTAGCTAACGAAGCTTTTAAGCTAGACGAACTATACCCTACTCCAACATCGGAAGAAGTGGCTAGAATTGTTGAAGCTTACGAAAGAAGTGAAGCTGAAGGTATGAAAGTAGTTGACGAAGTATTAGGTGCTCCTTCAGAAGACAAACCAGTTGCTCAGACTACTACGACTTCTCAAGAGCCAGTATTAGCTCAAACAACTGCTCAAACAACCTCTACTGCTCCTGAGACTTCTCAAGCAGCTCCAAGTGTTGATACAACTACCACTCCAGACGGAACGGTGGCAAATTCAACTACTGGTGAGGTTGTAGCTGAAACTGTTAAGGCAGAATCTTTAGCACCTGCGGCTACTGAGACTCCAGTTGAAACAACTACAGCCGAGACTCCAACAGCTAACGCTAATGCTCAAACAAATGACGAGTTTCTAGCAAGTTTAGGGATTAAGCAAGCGTAATGAGTAACGATCAAAACTTACCAGTTAACTATGCAGATAGGGCTGAACTCAGAATACCAGAGTTCAGTTCCAGACCTGAGCTAGTACTTGATATCTCCTCCATCGTAAGTGGAGAACAGAGGATAATAGAGGCTAAGGTAGTTAACCCTGCAACTTACAATGAATTAGAGTTTCTATTCAATGAAGGTTACAGACAAGCTAGAACTAACAATTCAATTGTTGGTTATGAGATAACTAGAGCTAAAAAGATCTTAAGAGATTTTAAGTCAGTTTTAATACTTGATGAATATCCAGACTTTCTCAAGGAAAAGAAGTTAAAGGATAATGCTACAGTAAGAGATGCCTTTTTACAAAAAGACAAAAATTACTCAGCTGCTCAGGATAGGATTGATATGTTAGTAGCTATAGAGTCTCTAATGGAAGGTAAGCTTAAGATATTTGAAAATGTTTGTAGGTATATGAAAAAAGAAATAGATATTGTACTTAGAAGTGGCATTGACATCAATAAGTACAGTAAATAACGTGGGGTGTGGTGACTGCAGAAATAGTCGGGCGGTCCAGTCTAGGCAGATTCGCAACGGATATAACACCAGTGGGTTGAAATTCCCACAACACCTCACAATTTTAGGAGAATAAAGTGGGAATTAAAGCAGCAATCGCTTCAGGTATTTTACTAAAAAAGCAAAAGAAAGAAACAGTTGATAGATTATCAGCTTCATTAGTAGAAAATTTTAGTGTATTAGCTAATATTGAGCCAATGGTAGCGATCAGTGTTCTAGAACAGTTAAATGAACAATTTAACAGAGAGTTAGCTGAAGAAATGGCAGAACAACAGAAAGATTTTGTTAAAAATCTAGCAAAACAGATGAATATCACATCAGATCAACTAGAAGAGGATGAGGAAGAATAATGAGACAAAAGAAAGTAAAAGCATTGAGAAAAAAACTAGGACTTAAACTACCAGTCGCACCCGACTATAGAATCCTTAAAGAAGTTGAGAAAATTGCTTATTTAAGAAATCCAATGGGTGTTCTGGTTGCAACTCCAGTTAAAAGAAAGGTTATTGTTAATGCCGCAAAGTACCAGTACAGACAACTTAAGAAAATCCTCAAAGGAATGAAATAATGCAAGATAGAAGTAAACAAAACAGTGATAAGCCTAGAAAACGTAAGAAGAATAAGCCTTGGTCAAATTGGGGTGATGGTCTTCAAGTGTACGATGTGTGCTTTGAAGTAGATAGAATGGATCATATCCTACTTACTGAAGGTGCTGATAGTAGGGATTTTGTCAATCAGAAAAGAAAAACTGTTGATCTAATCAATTCGTTTAATTCTGAAGTTAAAGGTAGAATTCCTCTTAATATTAGTAAGTGTAGAAATATCGTATCTAGTGAAAAGTTCATGAGAGATACAAAATACTTCAACTTAGGTAAAAAAGTTGCAGGTAACAGAGGTTCTACAGATGACAAGTAGAGAGTTTTTAAAGAACTTTAAGTATGACCACCTACCACCGTTTCTTCAAGATATCTCTAAGCCCTTTCACGACTTAGCCAACGATCTGGTTAACACCATTACCCTTGACGGTGCTGGTAACGAAGAAGAGTTGAAATTTGGTCTTAGAAAGCTTTTAGAAGCCAAAGATTGTGCTGTAAGGGCAATAGCTATTAAATAAGGATTAATTATGTCAAATAAATGGATGAAACAGATGCAGAGTATGGAAGGTGCTATCGACAAAGAGTACGATCCCTTCTTAGTCGAAAACGTATTACACTCACCCTCACCATCCCTTAACTGGATCTTTGGTAAGGGTTCTGGTATTCCATACGGATATTCAGCTATCTTTTACGGTGAACCTAAAGCTGGTAAGTCATTAGCTTCTTATTTATTTACCTCTCAAATGCATAAGGATCATCCAGACGGTATTTGTATTAGATTTGATACAGAGATGAGGGCAGATGCTCAATTAAGCCCTATATGGGGAATTGACAGTGATAGGTTCATGGCTTTTAACGTTAACGATCCTAAAATGATTTACGATAGAATTTCAAACGAAATCGCTGACCTGTGTGAGGCTGGAATGCCTGTTAAGATGATCATTATCGACTCTCTACAGGGTATGAAGGGCGTTAAGCGTATGGGTAAAGACTCAGTAGCTGACCACCTTATGGGAGATGATGCACTAACTCACGGTATTGGTCTTAAAAATATCCTACCAATCATTAGAAAGTATAAAATTGCACTTATCTGTACATCTCACGTTAGAGCTAATCTAGATGCTGGTATGTATGGTCCAAAGAAAAAGATGGCAGGTGGATGGGCGCAAAAACACTTCTTTGAGTACTTTATCGAAGTTGCTAAAAATAACGCTGGAAAAGACAAGATTGAAGACACAGCTGGTGGAGTTGACTTTAGAGGGAAGAAAGAAATTCTAGGTCACAAGATTAAAGTTAAGATGGTTGATAGTTCTGTAGGTATTCAAGGAAGATCTGGAGAATTCACACTCTCTTACGAAAAAGGTCTTATTAATGTTGGTGAAGAGATTGCTACACTAGCTAAGGCTATGAAGTTAGTTGAAATGCCTAACAATAGAACGTATATTGTTGGTGATAAAAAGTACACCTCTAAGGCAGACTTCAACGAAGCTCTAGAAAAAGATAAAGAACTACAAAAAGACTTGTTAGAGAAAATCTACGCTAGAGACAATAAACCTTACGAAGCTACAGAGGAATAGATATGGCAAAAAGATACAATTTCCATGAGCACTTTGAGATGCTCATGGTTAGGCACGACTATTTATCTAGAGTAGAAAATCCAGATCCGAAATGGATTGGTAAGTGGGAAGCTATCGTCAAAAAGACAGCGTATGTGATGTATCAAAAAAAGATGGGTACTTTCTGTAAGGTTAGTTACTACTTAGACGATATCCAATCGATTGCTAACTGCTACATGGTAAGTTACATGGAATTATACTCTATCGAGAGAAACGATAAAGAAAAGAAAAACTTCTTTGCTGCATTTAATAAAAAACACGGTAGAGACCCTAACGAAGATGAAATATACAACAAAGAAAAGAATAAGCTAATTAGTTTTTTAAGACAGAGGTTGCAAAACGCTGCAGTCGTTTGTTCAAGAAAGGCTAGGAATATAGTTGGTAATAAAAATAAGGTTGTAATTTGTGCTGAGACCGAGAACTCTCAAGTAGCTTCTGAAGAAATGTTGCTTGAAGATCATAAAAAATTTGGCTACAGAACTGTAACAAAAAAAGAGTTTAAAGAGATCCAAGCTAAATCTAAAGGATCTACTAGTCTAACAGATTCAAATGGATTTCCAGTAGTGAGGGTTGTCTCTTTTAGTGAGGCTGTGATATCTCTAGGTGAAGATTCAAATATGGATCGTAACGCTGATGTTTGCGAAGACCTCAATCCTGAAAAAATAATGATTGCTCAAGAAGATCGATCTGAAATTGATAGATTTGTTGAGAAGTTTGAAAAAATGAAGAATACGGAAAAGAAAAAATGTCTAAATAGATTTGTAGTTATGAATAAGGGTAAGGTTGAATTCAAAAAAGAACTTAAACTAGCTAGAAAAATGTTATTAGAGCTAAAAGCTATAGTATAATAGGTAATAATGAAAGAATTTAAAGAAACAATTGAAAAATGGTACGATTTGTATGGTGAATCTTTTGATCACGACAATTTAGTATACCACTTAACAGTCCTCTTTGAGGATCTTAGAGGCTTAGACCTTCAAAAAAGTGACCTAAAAGAGATAGGGTCTTTTTTAGTAGAAAAGATTAATAAAAAACACAATAACGAACACATTGATATGTTATCTCAATTGATAATGGCTAACAAGATTAAATTTATCTTTAATAGGGTTAATAGAGGTATAAAAGAAATTATAGACCCTGTTTTAGAAGATACTGTAAGAGAAATTTCAGATGGAGATACCTATATAAACAACACATCTGAACCAGACATTGACCTTAGAGGGATAGAGTACGACAAGCCTGAATATGATGAAGATAAGATGTACAAGACACTAGGGATAGAAAATGACAGATAAGTTGACAAACCCTATTATTGAAGCTATCGAGGAAAGTAAGAACCTTGAGAACAAAGAATATGAACTTAGGAAACAAAGAGTTGATCATCAATACGATCAACTTCAAGATGCTAAGATTAAAACTGAAGCCTTTAAGAGAGTTAAGATCGGTGGAAATTCAAAAGCTAGAGCTTCAAAACTCGCTAAAGAAAATAGAGAGTATATTGAATTAGCCAAAAGTGCTGCTGTATTTTTAGATATGGAGGAGTTTAAGGACAAAGTAGCCCTGTTTCCTCGTAATATTATCCTTTTAGGTGCTGAAACTGGTACTGGTAAGTCAACTACAGTAGCTAACTTTGTAATAAGCTATATGAAACAAGGAAAGAAATGTCTAATCATTACTAATGAAGAGTATGAAACAGATATTTTAAACAGAATTGTATTTCTATTAAGAGGATGGTCTTATAATAACCATAATGAAATTACAGAGGAACAATTGTTAGAGTGTGATAGAATGTACCCTATACTGTATGAAAACTTTATAGAGATCATACACGATAAGAGTAATGAGGTTGGTGGAACTACCACCTCACTAGAGGGTATTCAAAGTGTTTTTAATTCTTTGGTTGAAGAGCTTAAATTAGGTAACAAGTATGACGCTATCTTGGTAGATTATGTTCAAAACATTAAATACTCTACAGAGGTTACTAGCCTAGCTCAGTGGCAAGTTCTAGATAGACTAGGTGCTTTTTTAGATGGTTGGAAGGGTGAGTATCCAGCACCAATCATATTATTCTCTCAGTTAAAGTCAGCTACGAGCGCAGGTGAGGCTTTTAAAGATAGGCAAGAGAAGTTTAAGGCAATTATGAACCATTGTACTACCGCTATAGAAATATTGGCTGATAGAGAAAACCTAAGAACAGAGTGGATCTTTAGAAAAAATAGATTTAAAGGTGCTGTTGGTGTTAGTGTTTTTACTGGATACGAAAGAGGTAGGTATGTACCCTACTCTTCAGAATTTAGAAGTAAGAATTTGATAAAAAAAGATAGAAAAGAGCATTTAAGTAAAATGGCTTCGGCTTTTGATAAGTAGGTAAATATGAAAGATAAAGATATTGGTTTTATAAGAAAAAAGATATTAGAATTTGTCACGTATCTTCAAATTGCGGCATTGTTTCAAGACAGTATCTGGATGTATTACTTTCTAACTAAACTACACTTTACACTATATTTTAGAGATAGCCTTGAAAAAAATTTTATATACGATACCGAATCTTATAAAAGAGCCTCCCATAGACATGGATGTATGGTTGCAGGTATACATAACACTAAGAAAAAGAAAATATACAATCTAGCTAAAAAGTCTTTTCATAAGAATTTAGCTCTACGTATTAGACTGAGATAGTTGTGAGAGAGTGTACTAGAGAATTTTTAAGTTTATTTTTTAACGAAGGTGAGAAAATCTGCGTATCTAATAATGAATTTGGATATCACTCAGTATCTCAAGACACTTTAGACGGTACGATACGACTATTATCCCCACCAAGTAAAGAAACTGGTGAAACTAGATCTAGTGAGATAGAGGAAACTGATATTTGCCTTATGGCTCTAAATCCAATTGAAGGATATAGAAAAGATAAAAATGTCACTGCCTACAGGTCTTTTTTAGTAGAGATGGATGACGGTACTCTACCAGAACAAATGAAATATATCGAAGACAGTGGACTACCGTACTCTGTGTGTATCTTTTCAGGAAATAAATCTCTACACTTTGGGATAGTTCTTGAAAATGATATTATTGAAGAGTACTTATGGAGAAACATTGCTGAATGGATACTAAACATACTAGACCAAGCAGACCCAATGACAAAGAATCCTTCTAGATCGATTAGATTTCCAAATAACATGAGAAAAGACGGTAAGTGTTTAGAGCAAAAGCTAGTTAAAATGAAGGGTAGGGTTAACAACGATATATTATCTGTATGGCTAAACAAATACCCAGACTTAAACCCTGCCACAATTAAAGCCAAAAGACCTCGTAGAGTTAGTACGTCAGGCTCTATTGGTAAAGTTCCACTATTTGTAGTTGATAAGGTTAGAAATTACGACCCATATGGCGATAACGGTATGGGTGGAAGAAACGGTTTTTGGTACTGGGTTGGCAGAAGACTTTCGGAGAGTGGGTTTGATTTTGATGAAATGTTACACGCATTAGATCCTTTTTTTATTGAAGATAATACTTATGGCAGTAGTTTCCTCACAGAAGAGTACGAATCCACCATTAAAAGAGCACACGATGATTATTGGACAGAAGAGGGAATTTAGTTGACAATGTTTGATAATGGTATACAATATACTTAACAGGGAGATTTTATGAAAACAGATGATAAGTTAATAAAAAGTATCGGTAACCTTAGAAATTGCTATATAGGTATGGTTGGCGGTGTACATACGTTAGACAAATCAAAAATTGACGATTTATCTTTCATGGTAAGTATCCACAATGTAACAAATGCCATAATGAGTGGTATAATTACTAAAGAGGGCTTTACTGAAATGATACAAAAGGATGAGTTATGTTTGGAAAATTAGTTTTATTTTTATGTTATTTGTTCTATGCAGGGATGGTTTATACCTCTTTTGTTCCTGATAATCCATATCTAGGCTACATAGATGCTTTACGCACAATGTATATTTGGATACATATTCCCCTATATATTATGATTACTGTAAGTACTTTTTTACTTATAGCTAGAAAAGATGTTTTAATTGAAAAAGTAACGAAAGGTATGAAGAAAAAACCTAATTGGAAAGATTCTTTTGTCAAACAACACTATAAACTACACAAAATAAGTGTTAAAAGATATATTAACATTTTAATATCTATTTCGATTACGTTGATAGCTTTTTTATCCTTACACGATAATTTTCTAGGTGGAATGATGTTGTACGGTAGCTTTGTTACTTATTATTTTGTAAATTCTATTAAGGAATTGACCCAAACTATATACAATAACAATTTTGAAAAAACCAGTAAGGAAGGCGATGACAAGTAAGGATTTTGTTGAGATTAGTGATTTAGATTCTATGAAAAAGGCACTTGAAAATGCTGAGATATATTTTACCGAACTAGAACAGGAAGAGTGTGTTATACTAGAAACTGAATACGATATCGTTATGGTATTTAACAGAGAAAATGACCAACTACTATACATGGATTTAAAAAAAGATGCACAAGACGATTAAAGACTTAATAGAGTCAGCTAAAGAATTATCAAAAGCGGCTGGATCTGTTGTAAGGCACGAAGGTCTGGTAGATCTACAAAAAGCCATTGCAAAATTAGATGCTGCACAGATGGAGTTTATGAGGAAGTGTAGTTTAATGGAAAACAGCACTTGCGGAACGTGTCCCATGCCATGTGGTCAAGATTGGTGCGTAACTAAGGAAAAAGATGACAAAGACATTTAAAGTTAAACTTAAATCTATCCAAAAACTTAAAAAATACGCTAGACACTTTGGTGGAGATATGAGTGAATCTAACGCCTACGTACTTAAGCACAACGGTGAATTGGTAGACAAAAGGGTTGAGTTGAATGATGTCGAAGGTGGCTTTATTCATGTTGTCAAGCATGTAATGGAGAACGGTGAAGAATTTCTAGTAGTTGACCACCTAAATATTATAACAAAAGTCGAATACGAACGTACTAAAGCTTTATATGAAGAGATTAAGAAAAGTGAGCCAAGTATGAAGGGTGTCTGTTAGTGTCCGAAACCAGATACGAAAAATCTCTTGAAAAACTAGATATAGGCGAATGTCATCAGTACAAAAGACGAGTCGAAAAGGCTGAGGAAGAGGCTAAAGACCCTTATTGGAAGGATCTAGACTTGGATCTCAAGAATGCTATAGTTAAACCTATAGATAAAAAACTAGCCAAAAGAATTGTTGAAGAGTATGAGTGGCTGGGCTGTATGCCAGCTATAAATAAATACTATTTTGGTATTTTCTTTGGAGATGTTTGTGGTGGAGTTTTAGTGTTCGGTCCTGAATACTCAGAGAATCTAGGTCACTGGGATAAGTACGGATATACAGGCAAAATGATACTACTTAGTCGTGGAGTCTGTCTCCACTGGACACCTAAAAATACAGGTAGTAAGCTTATTATGAGTGCTATCAAGATGTTACCTAAGAAATACGAAATTGTTACAGTTACAACAGACCACTTAGCTGGAGAAGTAGGTACGATATACCAAGCTTGTAACTTCCACTATGTAGGGTCTATGAGAGATAGTAATCCTAACATAAAGTCAAAAAGTAGAGATAGATTTGGAGTTATAATTGATGGTAAGTTGTATGGGGCTAGGGGAATTCGTGCCAAATACGGAACTCAGAAAAAAGCTGTTATACTCAAACACCATCCAGATGCTAAGTTTATCAAACAAAAATCAAAACACAGATACTTTTTATTCCGTGGCAATAGCAACACAAAAAAGAAACATAAAAAAGCAATAGATTTTATAATAAAACCCTACCCAAAAAGGAATGTATGAACCAATACCAAAACTTAATCAAAGATGTACTGGATAATGGATACGACTCTGGAGACAGAACTGGAACAGGTACTAAATCTGTATTCGGTAGACAAGTTCGTTTCGATTTATCAAAGGGATTTCCAATTGTAACTACTAAGAAGACATTTTGGAAAGGTGTGCTCGTGGAGTTACTCTGGCTAATGCGTGGTGAGACTAATGTTAAGTTTCTACAAGAGCGTGGCGTTAAGATCTGGGATGAGTGGGGTCAATTTGTAGGTGATTACCCATCTGATAGACTAACAGGTTGGGTAAAAAATAAAGACAATGTGGAAGGACAAGACTATACTGGAAACTTTTCTACTGTTGGTTTAAATGCAAAAAGAGATTCTAAAGAAGATAAATTAAGGAATGCTTGGGTAAAGATAATGAAAAGATGTTATGATAAAACAAATCATAACTATAAAAACTACGGTGCTGTTGGTGTAAGTGTACACAAAGATTGGCACGATTGTAGGGTTTTTGTGGAAGAAGTTCAAACCATAACTAATTGGGATAACAAGAACAATAATTGGAATAGTTTTGAGCTAGACAAGGACTATTATAACTCAAAAGTTTACTCTAAAGAAACGTGTGTTTGGCTAGACACTAAAGAAAATAACCTATATACCAAAAATACCAATGCTTTTAAAGTTACAAAGGATAATGTCGAACATGTATTCTTTTCCTTAAAGGAATCTAGCGATAAGCTTAATATACCTACATCTACCCTACACAGGTGGAAGTCGGAAGGGTATGAACAAAGAAATATAGAATTTGAAGATCTGAAAAGAGAAGGGTATTCGTATAGATATCTATTTACAAATGGAGACCTCGGACCTGTTTATGGTAAGTCTTGGCGTGATTGGAAAAGTGGACTTAAGGATTGGAAAGTCGAAAAGATGACCGAATTAAGAGAGGATGGTACTAACAAAGAGAAGTTGACTGTAGAATATAACTCCCTAGACCAACTAACTCAAGTAATTGAACGAATTAAAACTAACCCTAATTGTCGTAGATTAATTGTGTCAGCATGGAATGCTCCAGAAATTCAGAATATGGCTCTTCCACCTTGCCATACGTTCTTTCAGTTCTATGTAAGAGGTGGAAAGCTATCGTGCCAACTATACCAACGCTCAGCAGACCTATTTTTAGGTGTACCATTTAATATTGCATCATATGCGTGTTTAACACATCTTGTAGCGAACGAATGTGGGCTTGAGGTGGGTGAGTTTGTACATACCTTTGGTGATCTACATCTTTACAACAATCACTTAGATCAAGCTCGTGAGGTACTAAAAAGAGAGCCTAAGAAGCTCCCTGAGTTAACTATACATTTAGATGAAGGTAATTTGATGACTTTTGTTGATAGGATGTGCCAAGATATGACTTGGAAAGAAATCAAAGAGATGATAAAGCTGGAAGGGTATGAGTTCCATCCAGCTATTAAGGGTGATGTTTCGGTTTAATAGTCTGTAGTTTCCACTATATCTGGTATTTCTACAATCTCAGTCCAAGTCTGACTTAATGTTCCGTTACCTTGTACTTGAAAGTTAGGAATAGTTGCGTTATGGAGAAACTCTACGGTTGTAGATGTAGCGACAAAATCAAATTCAAAATGATCTGTGTGTGTTGTTGGTTGCTGAATTAGTGCTTTGGTTATGACCAAATGCAACACGAGCTTTTGCTGCACCATCATGTGTCGCTATAAAAGTCATTGTACCACTGGCTAATGCTGTCCAGACAATTAAAACTTGTGCTCTAATTCTATAACTTTTACCTATAACTAAATTGTTAAACCCAATTGCAGGTATTGCACCTGAAGGAGTGTTTGTAATCGTTGAGGGTAGTGGTTTTAATTGTCTTCTATATACTGTAGAAAAACTCTCATCAATTCTCCCATTAACATCTGTTCTAACAACTTTGTTTGCGTCAACAGCACCATTTGTAGAATTGATTGTTTCTGCCAGTACTTCACTTGCTAAAACAGACTTTTGGTATCTAACTATCATTCTAGCATAAATGTTTTTTGGTCTGTTGTCTGCTGCTGTTGGAACAGACCCACTGGCATTAAAGAGTAATTCACTACTAGCAGAATTAGCTCCAAAACTAATACCCGAAGTTGCAGGGTGATTATTTGAATTATAATTTAAAGCTCCAGCTCTATCAAGGTAGATATTACTAGAAGAATTTGATAACCCTCTAATTTTCCAACTACCTGTAATATTCCTGATTGCATCTTCCTGTAAAGTCCCAACATTGTCACCAGTAGTTCCGTCACCTCTATCGGTACGACTAGCAGCATCTACACCGCCCCCAGAACCTAATATCCTAATAAATCTATCTTCTACTTTAGGTGTGCCAAAGGTAGTGCTACCATCTCCAACACCAAAAGTAGTTCCCCAAAGAGCAAAAAGCTCAGGATAAGCTACTCTAGATAAATCTTGGTTTTGAAGCATAACGTGATCGGACGGGGCAGTATCTGTAAACCATAATGCAGGTAATCCAACTGGATTTGCATCGATAGTTCCACCACCAACTATATTCTCACTTAATATTTTTTTAAGCTCTCCCGTAGATATATCGTAAACTAAAAATTCATCATTATTGTCTACGTCAGTACTTATATCTACTAATGTTAAATTCTCTATAGCCTCTTTTATATCAGAAGAAATATTTCCTGTTCCTAATCCTTTAGCCATTACTTTAACCTCGTTACTATGAATTTACTTTTCCTGTTCCATCTTCAATTATTAAGCTCATATAAACCTCTTATGATCTTCTCTCAATTGTGATTTGGCTTTGTCCTGCTATTTGTACGACAGTCCCGCCAGCCCCTTTTCGTTGACCTGTAACCCTAATTATATCACCGTCTGAAACGTCAAGTGTAGCACTAATATGTGAAGATGATTCATCGTGACCAGTACCTGCACGAATATAACCAGACATGCCAACACCAGAAACAATCGTATTATTTTTAGTTATAACTATACCAACATTTGACCTTACGACCGTTCCAAATTGTGATATATGAGCTTGCACGTTTATCACTCCATCAAAATTACAAATTATATTATCAGAAGCCAAAGTATAGTCAGCGTCAGCTTTGTCGGTTGTTCCTCCAAAAGGAATATTTGAAGGTGATGAAGTGTTTATTAATGTTGTTTCATCTGTGTTTCTAACCTGGCAAAAAGAAAATACACTTGATCCAGAACCACCACTATCAGGTAACATTGAGCTATCTAGTTTCCCATCACTACCTAGAGTAGCTACTCCACCCTCATCACTAGCCCCTGCGGATACTGTTACTTTTTTAGTTACTACAATATTATTTACAGAAGCTTTTTGATAACGAACAATCATTCTAGCGTAAATATTTTTAGGTCTTGTTTCTGTTGACTTATTAACACTTGCACCAGCAAGTGTTTGAGGGCTACTTATAATATCTTGTGAACCTGCAGATGAACTTTTTAGGTTTCTTCCACCTGCATTGTCTGCAAGAGCTATCTGGTTCTGACTGTTTAAGTGTGGAAAGCCTGAAGCTGTCGAGCCAACTTGAAAGTTGTGTCCGTGATCTAATATTGCATCTTCTTGTAAAGTACCGACTTCATCTCCTGTAGTTCCGTCACCTCTGTCTGTACGGCTTGCAGCATCTACACCGCCCCCAGAACCTAATATCCTAATGAATCTATCTTCTACTTTAGGTGTGCCAAAGGTAGTAGTTCCATCACCGTTTCCAAAACTAGTCCCCCATAAGGCAAATAATTCTGGGTAAGCTACTCTAGATAGGTCCTGATTTTCTAACAATACATGGTCAGTAGGTGCAGTATCTGTAAACCATAATGCTGGCATACCGACTGGGTTGGCATCAATAGAACCTCCACCACTTCCAACTATATTGGAGCTTAATATTTTTTTCAGTTCACCAGTAGATATATCAATAACTAAAAATTCATCGTTATCGCCAACTTCCGTATCGATATCTACTAAATTTAGAGCTTCAATTGCTTCTTTGATGTCTGAGGTAATATTACCTGTTCCAATTCCTTTAGCCATTAGTTTATTTTTATGTAAATGTTAACAGTTACGTTTCTTACTCTTGTCTCATCATCACCACCACCCGTAATAGAGTGACTGTGACTACTGCTGGTGGAAACGATTGTATATGCTTGACCTGCTCCGGAACGACCACTACCACCACCATTGGCTGCAATGCCAACTGATCCACCAGCATTATCAGAGATTCTGTTGTTTGTATGTGAGTGTGCACCACCAGAACCTGTAGTAAAGGCAGTATTTCGAGGCGTTCTAGTTGTGTCGTTTTCAAACTCACCAATGTCTTGTTCACCAGCAGGGTTTTCGTTTCCATCTGATCTTCCGTTATTTTTACCTCTAAGAAAAACACCTCGTAAATCAGGTACAACAGTTTCACCTGTAATTGTTTCGTATAAACTTCCAACTACACTACCACCATCAGCAAGAACCCAATCAGTTCCATTTGTAGCAAGCATTTGAGCTGGTGTTAAAGTAGAGTGTTTTATATCTCCAATGAAACCAACTGTTCCACCATCTGGAAAGAAGCTATCATCTAATTTACCATCAACACCTGTAATGACAACCTTACCTGCATCAGCAGCACCAGTGGTAGAGCTAATTGAAAGTGTGAAATCATTTATTGTTGCTGCGGGATTACTAGCTCGTACAATAAAGTAAGATGAAATGTTTTTCATTCTTGTTTCATTATCTGAACTAGTTATTGAAGAGTTAATTATATGGTTGTGAGTATCTTCATCAGTCTCACCAGAGTACCCTGTAGTAAATCCACTTATTCCAGCATTTATATTTCGATTTGTACCTGTTGCCCCTAAACCATTTCTTCGGTTATTACCAAAGTTCTCCATCCACCAACCTTCTCTATGTTTGTGGGTATCTGCTACTGAAGTTGATGAAACATTTAAACCATTAACATTAGTTGCGTCGCCTTGTTTAGTACCGACCTCATCTCCTGTAGTTCCGTCTCCTCTGTCTGTTCTAGAGGCTGCATCGGGATCGATCCCAGCACCGTTATCTCTACCTCTAGGCACTAATCCCCTAAAGTCTGGTAGGTCAAAGGTAACACCATCGTCTACACCAAAGGTATACTTTAATCCCCATACACCGAATAGTTGAGGATAGGCTAATCTAGATACAGTTTGACCTTCCAACCTTAAGTGATCTGAAGGAATTGAATCATCCATCCAAATTGAAACTTGTCCAACTGGAGCAGCAACTAATAAAGGTATTGTTGAGACAGCTGTAGGTCTTACGTCATTTATAATTTCAATTAAGTCATCGTTTAAAACAAAGAAAGCTGGTACAGACCACTCACCAAAAACTCCAGTAGATAATGGATCAACTGTAGAGACACCACCTAAAACTGCAGGGTCTAAAAAGTAATACTCTCCAACTATGTATCCATGTCCTGTTATTTCAGCGACATTAGATCTCTGTACTGTAAAGTTATCAGCATCTGTAACGGCAACAACTGTATATAGTGTAAGTTTTGTTGCATCTGTAGCGTCAGCCAAGTTATAACCAGCTGTTTCATCACCATATATTTGTTGACTAAGGCTAAATCCGTGTGCAACCTGTGTCACATCTCTTGTAGAGGCAGCACCACCACCAGATCCAGATCCGGCTTGAAGTTGAATTATGTTTTGATATTCTATTGGTAGAATCCCACCAGCACCATCTTCTTGAACATATACGTTTGCTAACTTTAAACCTTTTGCGTTAAAACTAGCTTTTGGAGCAGTTGCTAAAACAGCACTACTTGCAATTGAAGGTGTTATAATTAATCTAGCTGATATTTCATTTAACGGTCCAACAGTGTTTGGAACTAAATTTATAGAGTACCAAAAAAAGTTATTTGCAGCAACTGGATTAGGTACAAAGTCGTTAGCTCCACCTAAGAAAGGTGTCAAACCATCTGCTTCAAATACCTCACCAGTTTCAAAATCAATTTCTGCACCAGCAAATCCTAATAGTAAGTTATTTTGCTCAAGACTTAGTTTAGATCCGTTTAGTTTTAGAATTTCAGAGCCAGAAATTCTAACTCTAGAGTTAACAGGATTGTGAGCTAAAACATTTAGTTGACTATTATATCTGTTTATTTCAGCCAAAGCACCGTCAAGTTCTAAGTACTCTTCATTTTTAAGTGCAAAAGAAGAAGTTCCAACAATAACGTCATCGTTAATTCTTCTTGCGATTATGAAGTTACTATCGTTTTGGGGAACTGAAGCTATGTCGGCAACATTTACAGTTAATGTCGATGCACCTGCAGTTCTTTTGATCGATACATAAGCACACTGACCATTAGAAGGTATAACTATATTTTGTGCTGATATTTCATTTACATTTTCAACCAAACCAGCTATCTGAATAAAAGCGGAAGATGTGTTAGATAAAGTATTTGTTAAAAGATCCCAAGACCAAGTTCCACCTCTAACTAACTTAGCAGTTTTATTTTGCTGAACATACCCTCTAAGAGTTGCTAAATCAATTGAATCACCGACTGCAACCTTACTACCATCCCAAAGATGTACTGTAGTGTCTGTCAGCCTGTATGCAAAAATATAAGTATTTTCATCTAAAGGAACTTCATCGATATCTGCAACTACTAAAGACCCTATGTTAGGTATAGCGTTAGCTGCATTTCTATTTATTTGGTAATAAGCAACTTGTCCAGATAGAATACTTAGAGTACCTGATAGTCCGATTGTGTTGTTATTGTCACTGCTAGGTATCGCTACCGTTGCAGTTCCAGATCCACCACTAAATGTTATTTCTTGAGCTGTACCGTTAGTTGTATTCGTAACAGTTGTGTGATCGGAAAATAAATTAATAGTTTTATCTTGAGCCTTATCTGCCATCATAGATGTTAGTTTAGAAGCTCTAATGGTTAAGTTTTCACCTTGAGTTGAATTGTAATTTTCAGTACCAAGTTTTGCACTAAGTGCGATGTCGGCATAGTTAGGGTCAGAGTCAACATCCGAAGCAGATCCCATATAAGCAAGTACAGCAGCCGGAACTTGATCAGCAACAGTAATTGTTTCACCTTGCTTAAGTTCAGCATTTAAAAATCTTACATATATCCTAGAAATACCAGCGTTATCATCTCTGAAAAATAACCAAAAAGTATCAGCGTCAAAAGGCATATCTTCAATATTTGCTACCTTAATGTGTCTGTCAGTAGATGGAGTTCCATCAGTTCTATAATTTCCCCATGCGTACTTAGAATCAGTACCTAGAGAACCTGTAGAAGTCCCACCGTAGTTTTCTGTTAGTGTGACTTGAGAAACTGAATCTATAGTTGCGATTTGGTAATAAGCAGTATCTTCTTCAGATCCTACTTTAACAAAATCTCCAGCCTCTAGATCAGCAGTCCAACCGATAGAACCAACCGAAGAAACTGTAGTTGCTCCGTTTGTGAAAATAAGTTGAGGTGCAATGTTAGCGTTTCTAACAATTTTAATATAAGCCACTTGCTTGTCATCTAAATCGATATCAGTTGTAGCAGCGTTTGCTTCTAATTTATATTTCAATCTAGTAGAAAGAACTGTAAGGAAAATATCCTCATCCCAATTCATTAAACCAGCATTACCAGCGTCATGAGAGATAGCTCCACGACCAGTTAAGATAGTATTTGATAAGTCATATCTCAAACCAGCAAGTGACCCACCAATGTTAGGTGAAGACCAGTACTGAGTACCTTTGATAAGTTTTAATTCAGTTTTTAAAGCTAAATCGTTATCCTTAAAGGTTTTGATTTGCTTATCACCACCAGTAAAAGGAGAAACTGATGAACTTGAAGATGACCAAAAATTAGGTGAACGACCTTCAACCCAATCAAATTCGTTAAATGGATTTGGAGTTGTTGCGCCAGAAGAAGCTGTAGCAAACAACATAGGTCTTCTGTCTTGTACATTTAGTACGTTATTAGAACTATCTGTTTCAACAATAGCTAACGGAAGTACGTTAGGACTGAAGATAGCTGAAGATATGACGATTTTATAATCTAATGTCTGAGCTAGAGGTAGTGTTTTTGTGATTTCATTTTTAGTAGTTGGATTCCAAAGGTATAATTGATCTGTAGTTGAATCGTCTACTTCACGAGTAAATTCTAAAGAGATATAGTTTAGAGCCGATGGAGTAAAAGCACCATCAACTCTTTCGTTTGTGGTAGAGCTAAGTACTTGATTTGTCGTTCCAGAAGATACATTGAAGAAAGTACCTGCCTCAGCTGATTTACCATGTAGTACTGAGGAGTTGTCAACAACCATTTGAAGGCTGTTAGCTGAAGCACCAATAGAGCCAGCCATTTCGATTTCAAATCCACGAATAACGTATGATTCTGACTCTCCTAGTATCATAGATACAAATAGTTCATCAAAATCGTTTCTAACTGCTGATTCAATTGATCTCAAATGAGGTACATCAACTCTTTGTTGATTAATGAAATTTTGTGAGCGTTTTACTGCCATATATATTCCTGTTCTATGTTATTGAATTTATTGAGGTAATTAGGGGCTATAACATATAGATTGTTATTGTTAATATAGTTTAAAGATTGTTATTTAGTAGTTGTTTTAACTGTAAAGTTGTGGTATATTAAGGAAAAGGGAGTTTTTATGGATTCAGATATTAAATTTTTATATAAAATGTTAGATGTAGACTGTAAAGATGAGGCACTTGAAGTACTTAGGCGTATGGGTGATAAAGCTTTCAAGGTTAACCAAAACAAACCAGAAGACTACGTTGTTGGAGATTTCCACATAGGTGTAGACTATGGCAAAAAAATTCACGATATTGGAGAAGACATGAGTCGCTATTACGCTGCAGTAGCTATGGGATGGGATAATGTTAGTACAAAAACGCAAACAACAAGTTCACAACTTAGCTCACTTGAAATATTCTTAAAAGACAGAGCCTTAATTAAAGATTTTGAAAGTGAAGTTGCTTTTTACCGCCATACTACTCTAAAAGATAGGACTGTTTTTGACAATTTCTATAAAAAATATGGTCAAGATAAAGATGCAATTTTACTAGCTTTTAATTTATCAACTAGTCAATTTGGACAAACCTACTGGCTCGATAAAGCTTCTTTATTTAAAGACTATTTGGAAAAACAAAATAAAAACACCCACAATAACCATACCCATGTCTCTGTCGGTCACGTTCACAATCACAACACCTATACTGGATACCAATCTGGAAAGAGTGGGTGGTTATCAAGTGAAATGGGTTCGGTTTCGGAAACTACTAACACACCTAAGGATTGTTGTGACAGTCCAAACAAATATAAAAATATTATCTCCTCAAGTCTAAAATTTTGGTGTTGTAAAAATTGTGGAGCTGATTTAGGAGATATAAATGAAAGTTAAACAGTTGCGTAAATATTTAGAAGCGTTTGATGACGACACAGAAGTTGTAATGGCTACTCACAGTGAATTAGCACCCAATATAGGTAATCACATCAAGTTTTGGGCTATCGATATCGCACTGGTAAGTGAAAGGCTTATTAGGGATGGTCAGTACTACGGTATAGTATCTAGACCTTGTAGGGAAACTAAAGACTCTGAAAAATGTGTAGTTTTAATTTAACTCATATCTAGTGGGTTAAGTGGAATAATACCCTTAAATGTAAAGCTTAACTGAACAACACCTTTGGCTGATATTTGTACTGATTCACTAACAACCTTAATCTGTTGGATAAATATTATTTTAGTATCAGACTGTCTTTCTCTAATTTCTAAAGAAATATAAGGTGCAATTAGTCTTTGGTTTATTTTTGTAGTAATGTCCTTACCCTGCAAACCACCTGAAAGCTTAACCCTCACGCCAGATATAGTTCCCTGTACCGACATTCTAGTTGTAGTAATTTCTTGAGGGTAAATTGAGTCAATTCCGTAAATTTCACTCTCACCGTAATCTAATGTATACGCTATTTGTTGAACTTCTGGATATAACACACCACCCAAAAATAGTCTACAATTAGCTCCTGTTAATACTACTGACTGTGCCATTATTTTCCTTAAACTGGATCGCCACCCCAAACATAAAAGCGATCAGAAAATTCAGTACCGAATTTAGATAGCCCTATGTCATCAGGGTATAGAATTGTTATTACAACGTTAATACCAGTAGCTGATATTAGATTAATTAGATCTTCCGCATATATTCTACCAGATGAAATATCTGTAATGTAGAAGGGGAAGTCTGTTCCATCTCTAGCTACATCGTAAGCGAAGTTTTGAGCAACCAGAGATATATTAGTACCTGCTGGATGTACGTTTTTAAAGGTATACGATGGATTGATAAATAATTGCCCCGTAGATGGTCTAGCGATATACGGAACTGGACCTTCTTCTTTTGAAGTACCAAATCCAAAAACCAAATTTCCTTCAGTATCTGGGATATCTGTAGCATCGTCTACTTGTACAATTCTTTCTGTACTTGAGTTTACAATTTCTGTAGTGTTACACTCTTCTCCACCAATAATGTACGGTTTTGTAGTGTCATATATGTACGGTCCGAAATCCTCATTAATAGAGGGATTTGTTTCTTGTAAATGTGCAGCTCCAGCTCTATCTCTTCTAACTACCTTTGCAGTAGCTGGCATAAATACTTCTAGAAGTCTGTTTTCAGTTTGATAAGCTCCAGCCCAGTTAATTTGAGATCCAATTGTGAACCTTTTAGGGTTGAAAAATAATATAGCTTCAGTATCACCCTGCGTAGTTATTTCAGGAATACCGTTTGGGTTTTCCCACTCAACAAAAGATTCGTTAACTATTCCACCTTGAACTTTAGAAACATTAAAAGTTCCTCTATTAACGATGTCAAAAGCTGTACCAAATATATTTACATAGTCTCCGGCACTAACTTTACCAATTGAAGGGTTTGCACCACCAGACCAAGTAGCTCTAATAATTCCACCAGCCTCTTGTGTCAAAGTCCACTGTGTAGATGCAACGCCTGAAGTAGGTTTAATTTGAGAAAATTTTAGTTTGTTTTGTGCCTTACCACCTAGTACTCTTACAGATGAGCTTGGACCGTTTGTTTCAGATCTAAGTACAACATAGCCACCAATACCATCGTCTTGTGCAATGCCGACACCTTTTCTACCAAGTCTTCTTATACCTCTTGTGATAGCATCGGCAACTTCTACAGCAGTAGCATTGTTAATATCTGTAAATTGATTTGGTGTAAATGTCACTTCTACAGGGGATTGGTCATCAAAACTTATAAGTAATGTGTCACCGTCTTCTAGACTGTAAGTTTCCAACTCAGAAGACCTAATGGTAGCTCTTACGAAGTTTTCACCAAACATAATTCTTAAAATTTCATGTACAAGATCTCTAACTTGCTTACGAGTGGAAACTTCAATACCAAGATCTCTAAAGACCTCATCAGATAGACCTACATTTTCTGGTCTCGTCACGTCTCTACCAGCTAACAGGGCGTCTAGATACTGACCAACAGCGGATACAATGTATAACTGATCACTTACAGCTTCAACGTTGTTAATTAAATGTAGTGGTCCAGAAGCCAGAGACTCTAAGACCTTATCAACATTTTTACCTCTAAGTGTAGGATTGAGATATTGTCTTAACCTTTTCTTTTCCTTATCTATGTCGCTCATTAACCAACCTTACTTATAGTGATATCATTAACAATATCTAATATAAGAGCTTTTTCAGAAGGGTTAACTACAATAACATCGTTGTTAATGTCGTATGTAGGTGATGTGACTGATACTGCAGAAACACCTGGTATGCTGTTGACAACTGCAACTATATCAGAAATAGCTATTGACTGACCAATTGAGTTTGAGTTTACTAATGCAGCTATATTGTTTCTAGCTTGCTCTGTTACTCTACTAAAAGGTATACCAGTGTTTACTCTAACACCAACACCAACTTCAATTCTTCTAATCAAAGGTGGTTCGATAAATATTTCTGCACCTGCTGCTGCAACGCCTGGGTATGTGACGTTATCTCTAGGGTCTCCATACACAATTCTATTTGATTCAGCAATTAAACCTGTTTCGTACCTGTAAGAGTCAAAACCTTTTCTAATAGCTGTATTGAATCCCAACTTACCCACTGCAGAAAAATTAACTTCTCCAGCATCTCTATTAATCTTTAAAAATTGAGAATCCGTATCAAAAACAATACAAGATCTATCAGCGTTATTTGGATCTACAGACTTGTTGTAAATTTTCTTATAAGCTGTGTATGGTAAGAATTCTTCAACATATACTTGAGTAAATCTTTCTTCAAGTTGAACAGTGGTTTTATCTACCAATACACCTTGAACTACTATTGAGTTTTTATTTAAAACTTCCAGTACGTTGTAAGAACCAACATTATCCCCACCAAAAACGTTACCTGAAACTACAAATCTATCCCCAACAATTGTTGTTTCGTATTCAGAAAATACAAGAGATGGTTTGTGTGATTCAAGTACATCTGTAATTAAAATACCAGTTTCACCTACTGCTTTTGAATTGGCGCATACTACATAATCTATACCAGACTCTACAACCATAAAGCTACCTTGATTATCAACATCAAAATCAGATCCTAAGGTTAATGTGTCTCCGTATTTAGCCTCAGACATAGTAGGGATAGTTCCAGTACCATTGTGCTCAACTCTCATCAAGCCACTTGTAGCAACCACATCAAACTCAGTAGTTCCATCAAAACCTAAAGACCTATTGTTAGCAGAGATAGTTACAATTTCTTCAACTGCATTTGGGTTGTCTATATAAACACTGTTGTTATATCTTCTAATTATTCTATATGTACCTTTGTTTAGATCTTCAAAGCCATCAGATACAACTAACGAGTCACCCTCACTGATTTCAGCAGAAACACTAAAACTAGCTAGAGGAAGTGATACCGAAGCCTCACCTATCGATAGCGTATTGTCTACAACAATTTTACTTCCGTCTTCCGAAACAGCAACTACATCAAAAGATCCATTGTTAGTTTCGTTAGTAAACCCAGATACTGTTAGTAAATCGCCTTTTTGAGACTCTATAAAGTTAACATTTCCAGACTCAACCGTGTACTCTGTAAATCCAGTAGTTAAATTTCTCTCAACACTTACTACAGAAGCGTCATCGTTTATTTCAACTGACTTGTTAAATATTGGATCATCCCCATTTCCATCCCAAGAAATACAAACTAGAGATCCGTGTTTTTCAACATGAAAGGTTCTACCGCTATCTCTAAAGAAATTTCTAGACTCTCCAAAGTAATTGTCTTGATCTTCTATGTTTCCTAATGTAATAGTAGACTGTCCAGCTAGTGGAGAGTTACCTACCATAGAAACGGTAGTGATAAAGCTCATACCAGTATTTTTCTTTTGTTCTTCGGAAGCTGTTAACTTAACCCACTGGTCAACATGAAAACCGCCAGAAGCAGATCTGGGTATTGTAGCCTTTATAAGATCAGACCCAGCAATTCTAGATGCAGCCTGTAATACTTGAGCAGCAGCAGAGTTAGCATTCCCACCAGCAATCTGTACAGCTCCATTTGAACCTAAAACTTCTGTTTTGAATTGAACCCTTCTCTCTCTAGATGACGTTGTAATATCACCAAGAGTTGTAAAACCTGTAACTGCAAGTGTATTCATGAAATCCACAACCTGTCTAGCTGTGGTAGGAATTAACCTAACTTCCTCACCTGCATTAAATGCATAAGCATTAGCTGTACCTGTTGAAAACGAAGGTAAGTCCAGTGCTTTTTTAAATCTAAACTGATAGTTTGGAGCAGTAGAGTCTAGGTCAGAGACCTCAACCCAATTCATACCGTCAAGTAGCCTAACTCCTTTGTATGTAAAGTTAGAATCTTCTTCTGTTGATCTAGAAATAACTCCAGAACCTGCTAAACCAGCATCGTTAATTATTTCAGAAGTAATAAAGTCTGATACATTATCTGCTACATATGTGTTAATTTCATCTGCGGTTGTGTCGTTATTTTCAAACAATACAACTGTTGTGTTAGTTAAAGTAGCGATGTCGTTTTCAGCCAGAGCAGATCCAGTTTCTCTAATTACAGTAAAAGATGTAGCAGTTGCAGAAGATACTCTAAATGTACCTTGATTTTCTATAGAAAACTCACCATTACCGTTAATAGTAACGTAACCACCAGAAGACAGTGCAGCTGCAATTGTAGGGTTAGTTCCAGTACCACTATGTGTATAGGTAACTTCATCAAAACCAGCAAAACTTGTTATCGTTACATCCCACTCAGTAGTTCCATCAATTGTGTTAGCAATAGCATTCCCAGATTTCAAACTGATTCTAACCAAAACCTCTGTATCAACTGAGACTGTGTGTACAATTTCTTGGTTAGCTGAGGTTGGGTAAGTATATCCAACATTTAATCTTTCACCAGCCTTTCCCCACTCAACACTTCTAAATAATAACGAGTCTTGAGCTACCATTGTTTTGATGGGATCAATAACATTTTTAGCTTTCATTAAGGCTCTGTAGTTTTTAAAATTAAAGTCTACACCAAAGAAATCTTGAAATTCTGCTGTAGATCCCGAATCTGTATCAAAAGCTCTCCAGTTATTTGTATCAATACCAGCTGTGTTGTTGGCGATAGCTCTTCTAAATAGAGATATTGGAAATGTTTTGTTTGAAGCGTCTCCATCTAATATAAGTGTCATTACATCTTCGGCACTTAATTGGTAAGTATCTGCAACATAAAACCTATCGTTAGCTCTAACCCTTCTAACTAATTGACTTTCGTTTACGTTTACCGACAGACCCGTTATAGAGTCAATTTGGACACACTCGTTGTCTGAAGCGTTATCCTGAACAGTACTAAAAGGATGAAGCATACATATGTTAGCGTTTGGATCAATTCCAGATGCACTTAAATCAATTGAACTATCAAAGTCACCTATTAAAGAATTTGGTGGATCTGCTGGTCTATCGCTAGTTATTAAACCATTCACAAAAAGAGGAAAAATATCATCTTCACTTTCGTTTTCGTAAAAAGCAAATAAAGAATTCTCAGATGAGTTTCTTTGGTTTTCAGATAAGCTCAATCCCTTGGCTGAATCGTTAAATGTCACAATAAAAATCTCACCAGTTTGGTCTTCCGTTTCTGTTGTGATAGATAAAATTTGATCGTCTTCAACACTTGTAGATGCACCAATTATTGAATCTCTCAAGATTGTAGCTACAGTGTTGATATTATACGTTCCAGAATCTATTTTAACTTTTTGAACTGGAAATTGCGTTCTTACAATCGATATACCTTCTTGCCAAACAATTGGACCTTGAGCAGTTGAGGCAGTAAATTCAGTTGGAGTAACTGTTAACTCAACATATTCACCACTAGTTCCTGAAACTCTTCCTTCAAGTCTGTTTCCTACACTAAGTTCTTCAGACCATAGAATAAGCCAATCTCCAACTTCTACATTTGAAAATGCTGTTGGATTGTTCGAGGTGTACCTTACAACATTAGTTGCTGGTTTACTTACAGTTAAAGATGTGTCAGCTGTAACTCCAGTATTAACTGTAGTAGCATCTTGATTATCGATTAATACCCAAATATAACCGTCTGAAGGAAGGGTAACAATACCACTTAATATTGGTAGTGATTCAACACTACCCTTGGTAAATTCAGTACCAGATGTAAGGCTGTCACCTTTTTCTAGTGGTTTTTTAAGTTTAAATTGAGCTGTGTTTCTAGAAAGTGTAAAGTCAGCCTCTCTACCTTCAGCCGTAAGACCTTGAGATGCAGTAAACACACCTTTAGATACCAACCCAGAAGAAGGATCTACAATAACTGAGGCTCTAGAAGTAGCTCCTAAGTTTGATGTAAGTACTAACCTATTTCCATTAATGGAAGCGGTGATACCTGTTACTTTCGTGTTGATAACATTAACCCAAGATTGAAGTGAGTTATTTCTATTTACCGTAGGGTGAGTTCCCTCAGATAAAAAATCAGCATCAACAAAAGTATATGTAATACTGGATGTCTTATCTGCAGAGATGACTAAAGTATCACCTGTAGCTACTGCGTTTGACCAGTTGATTTGTTGCTCAGAAGTTACACTTGCAACTCTACCGTTTTTACTAATAGGTTTTTTGTTTTTAAATAATTTAAGAGTTTGAGCTTCACCTTCTGGCAGACCAATTGCAACACCAGCATCTCTACCCACTGTAGGTAGAGTTTTTTGAATAAACTCGTCTTCCTCTGTTCTAGCAAAAACAGTAACTCTAGTTCCGTCTTCTATTGTTCTAGCTGAAAAAGATATGTTTGAGTTTGCATTAATAGACGCTACAACTTCAAAGGCTGTGGCGTTATTTGGAGATCTAAAGTCTGTAGATTGAAATACATGCTCACTCAAGTTACCACCAACAAGTAGTGATAGTCTATCGTTACCTGCAATAGCATATGGAGATGTGTTGACTGATGAAAGAAACGCTTTTGCTACAGATGTTTGTATACCACCAGTAGCTAGTTGAAAAAATCTTTCCCCACCCAGTGCAGAGTCAACAATAAATTCAAGACCTACACCTTGAGTTGATTGCTCATACCCATTACCGTTGTCAATAAATAAAGTAGTAGTTTCACCATCAGAGAAAATCTCGTTAGATGTAACTGTAGCGTTTTCATCCTGAGCCTGAGCACCTAAAACTGAATTTCTAACAGCGATAGAAGTACCTAAACCTCTTGAGATCCTAGCTCTTTTGATATTGTTTCTAATTTCCTCATCTGTGTCTGCATTTTTACCAGTAGTAAACCCTACTACGTTTGTGACAACAGCACCTGTAAATGGAGCTGAAGAAAATCTTTTAATTGAATTTGCCGGAACATTTCCATCAGCACCAGGCTCTTGAGCAGCAACTGCTACACCGGAAATAGAAACCTCACCATCAAGGATGATTGCCTGTTGTGTTAGTGTAAAGTTAATATCTGGAGAAGTACCAGAAGATGGTGACTGTACAACTTCACCAGAAGATATAGTTCTCACCCCACCTTGAGCAAAGATAACTGATTCAGATATATTGTGGAACTTTGTAGTAGGGTTGACAAGTGTAATTTCATAGAAACCACCAACCTGAACAATTGAACTGTAATCTAGAGGACCTTCAACGTTAGGTGTTCCCCTACCAATATAAACACTACCCGTAGGCTCAAAAAGTGAGGCGTCAGATACTCTAATTATCGTAGATCCAATGTTTGGTGGGTTAGCACCTGCATAGACTTTAGTTACGATTTTTTCAAAAGAGGTGTCGGTAATAGTTACCGTACCTGTAGCTACCTTATCACCCTGAACTACTATATTTTCGTCAGCTGCAATTCTTTTAAGTTTTTCTGTACCAGCTCTGTCTACATCAAACTCTCTTAAAATAGAAAAGTTATCTCCAGAAGCTCTGTATATTGCCTGAGCAACGGACTCAAAAAAAGACAACTGAACAGATCCAGTGTTTAAATCGTTCACTCCCACCTTAGAGGTGTAAGTTGAGATCATGTCTCCCAATATTTGTTCGTAACTCTTAGGTGTTGGTGTACCACTCATATTATATCCTTATACCTTTTATATACCACATTTTATACATTAAATGATATTGGAACTACTCCAGATCCATTTGCTATATTTACAGCCATATCGATTGTTAGTGTAGATCCAAGTATTCTTATATCGATCCTTTCAATTCCACTAAACCTAGCGTCATCTTGGATCATCTTATTCATTTCATTAATTAAATCACCAGCTTCTATGTCTGCAATTGATATACCATGTTCTATGCCAATACCGTAATCAAGATGTCTCAATAATGTATTTTTCTTAGTTTTAACCTTTAACTTTAAAGCTTGTACTAGATTATTAAGTCCATTGGCTAATCTAAATTCACCCAACTGATTAATAGCTAAATCACCACCATCATCGATTAACCAGTCAATTTTAGATATCCTAGTTAGAGCGTCTTCATCTAAATGACTAGGTACTTTGATACCATCATCTGGTTGTGAACTTAACTCACTTGGTATGTATATTTGGTTTTGACTATTCACAGTGCCAGGCAAGTACCCCTGAATACTAGCTCCATCGACTGTTGTTAAATTATCCAGATTAGCCAAACCATCTACTGAAACCAAATAGTTGGCGTCACTGATTTTCTCAACACTTATAATTTTTCTACTGAAAGAATTAACAGAATCACTTCTAAAGATGATAGTTTGACCAACATAGAGTTGCTCTTCTGAATCATCTACATTTATCTGCCTACCATCTCCGTTTGAGAGTAAATTATAAGAAAAACCTTCTTCGTCTATATACGGAGAGGTTAATTTATTTAAAGTAGCAATTTCAACCCACTTATCAGGGTCTTTTAGATACCTAGCAGCTATCTGTTCAATAGTCAAACCAAACGGTACAGGAACTAAAAATTTAGACTGAGACTCGTCAAAGCTGATCCCAGCTTCGTTAGCCAACCCACCTACAAACTCCAAAGGACTTACTACAGAAAAATTATCAAACTGATTTGTAGATGTCAGTAAATCATAAGACTGTACTGCATCAAAAAGAGAAACTAAAATCTCATTCTCTTCAATAGTCATAGGTATAATTCTATTTTTTGGATCTGGTCTGTTATATATGTTAGAGTAAACTTCATTTCCAGCACCAAAGTTATTACTTATGTCTAGTGCTAGTTGCTTGATATCTTCTTTAAACTCATTTAGGGTATCAATATTTATCAATCTAATTCTATCTATCTCTCTATCTGTAGCTTCAAGTTGTTCTCTAGAAAGGGTAAGGTCTTCTATATCTACAGAGTCAAAAAGGTCAAAATACTCCTCTGGACTGTCAAATACATTCTTAGTTCCATCTGTTTCTAAAGATTGAGCAGATCCAGTTCCCAAAGCAC